TTCGGCGGTGTCCGTCTGAGCCCGGCCACGGCGGCGCGCTCGCGGTGGTTCGGGCTCGGCGGTCTTGGGCGGTTCAATGGCGAGGGCTTCATCGGGCTCGCCGGCCTCGATGTCCTCCACGGTGATCGCCTGCTCGTCGCTGGCGATGGCGGTGGCAAGCTGCACCGAGGCGGGGAGCCAGCGCTTCATGTCGAGCACAACTGACTTGAGCGCGGCGGCGTCGTAGCTCTTGGTCCACATCTGGCCGTCGGGCTGCTTGGAGAACGAGCGGTGGTACTCGACGCCGGTGCGGTCCAGGGCGTGGATGAGCACGTCGCCATCGGGGTAGCGGGCCCGCACGTACCACACGAACGCCTCGCCGCCGCGGTCGCGCCCGAGCGCGTAGTGGGGCCGGTGTCGCAGCTGTTGCTCGCTACCGAAGTCCACGTCGAACTCATCGTTCGGGTACACGGGCCGGCCGTCGAACTTGAGCCCGGGCACGGCGCGGGTGGCAAGCTCGGTGACGCCGCCGTAGCCCAGCTGAAAGCTCGCCTCCAGCTGGCGGCTGTCCCGGTTGCGGTAGGGGATGATCCACGCCAGGTTGCGAGGGTCGTTCGGGGCCAGGCCGAGCTGAGCGCAGCGCAGCGCGGCGCCGAGCACCGACGTCGGCGTGCACTGCCACAGCTGCGGGTTGGCCCGACAGGCGTTGGCGATCTGGGCGACGAAGGTGTGCTCGTTGATGCCGGTGCCGTCCAGCAGCTTGACGATGACCGGCGTGTAGCGGCCCATGATCTGCTGGATGGCCTGCGCCGGCGTGACCTCGGCGCCCTGGCCCTCGGTGGCCGCCACGGCCTGCGATACCTGTCCGGCCATCAGCTTGCCTCCTTGTCGGCCTTGCTCGCCGGCTTGAGCACTCGGTAGCTCCCCGGGTCGACGTCGGGCTTGGGCTTGTAGCCCTTGCGGTGGATGGTGCGGTAGCTCACGAACGCCTCGCCGTCGAGGGTGCCGACCTCAGCGGTGCCGAGGCGGGCGATGACGACCTGATCGAGCCGCCGGCGCCGGCGCTGGAGCCATGCGTCCTGCACGGCCAGCTCGTCGCGCTGCTGCAGCACGTCGAACAGGTCGTCCAGCTCGACCGCCGTGTCGGGCTCGTGGTCTGGGTAGGCCGCTTTCAACGCTCGGAACGTCGCCTCGGAACCATCGACCTCGGGCGCCACGCCGGCCAGCACGTTGTCGTGCCAGAACCGATCAGCGGCGGCCACCAGCAGGGCGATGTCGTCGTCGTCGCGCCCGACCTCGTACACCTCGAAGCGGGGCCGGCCGAAGGGCAGGTGCATGGTGGCGACCCACGTGCGGTCGAGGTCGGCCACCCACATCGCCCACTGCGCTTGAGCGGCGTAGTGCACGGGCACCACCTCGCCCCACGGCGCGTCGCCGGTGTACTTGGACTCGAAGACGCCGAGCGCGCCGAAGCCCACGTCGTCGTGGGTGTCGCCCACGAACCCGTCAACGGTCACCCGGGCCCACTCATGCTCGGGGTGTGTCAGCCACGTCTGCACGCCGCCAACCGACAGCCGGGTGCGGGCCTCGAACCAGCGGATGATGACCGGCTCGAGGTCGAGGCCGAGCTGTAGGTGCGGGGCCGGCTCGTCGTCGTCGGGCGCGAGCCCAACCTTCGAGGCCCACACCGCCCACGGCGACGACCAGCTCGGGCAGGTCTGGGGAAGCAGGGCGGCCACGTCGCTGCCGCCGATGCCGCCACGGCGCCACTCAAGCCACGCCGGCCGGTCGATGGTCGCGGTGGCGGTCATCGGTCGGCGGCTTCCTCGGCTCGGCGCTCGGCTTCCTGAAGTCGCTGGCGGACGTAGGTGTCGAGACGCGGCGCTCGGTAGCTGACCGATCCGTCGGCGGCGATGATCTTCACGAAGCTGGCCGCCGGCCCGTCGTAGCCGCCGTGTGTGCGGGTTGGGTCTGCGACGATACGCGGTCGGGATGGAGGGCGGTCCGGATCGAGCGTCCACCGCTCTCCATCCCGGTCGCGCTCGCTCATGCGGGCGTCAGCTCATTCAAACTCTCGACCAACAGCTCAACGGCGACCGGCACGTCGCCAAACAGCCGCTGCGTGTCGGCGTCGGTGACGGCGATCTCGTCGGCCGTGTAGCGGGCCAGCTCACTCGCCATCGCCTTGATGCGCCCGACCGTCGAAGCGACGAACGTCCGTTGATCGTCAGTGACCTCGATGCGCCAGGCCTTGTGGCCCTCGGGCACCGTTGGTGTACGACCAAGGCCCCGCAGCAGTGACTCGGCCATGCGCATCGCGCTGCGCATCGTCTCGTCGGAGCAGCCGTAGAGCCGGGCAAGCTCCCTGATCGACTGCGGCCCGACCTCGGTGTAGTTGGCGACGTAGTGGTTGGCGATCTGCCCAGCGATCCCACGTCGGATGATGAACGGGTCCATGTTTCTCCTATCCCTCGATCAGCCGCGCCAGCGCGTCGTCGCTGACGTCGGTGGTGAGGACTGTGCGTACGTCGTCCATCGCACGCTCGACCTTGGTGGTCTCGTTGAGCACCGCCTCGACCTCGCCCGGCCGCCAGCCGTAGCCGCTGTTGCGGTCAAGCACTCGGTCACGAACGCCTTGGGCGTCGTTGGCGAGCCGGATCACGCCCAGCTGCAACAGCAACTTGGCGAATGGTGCCTCGGTCTCGACCTCGATTCGATCCCGGGGCGCCGGCTCCTTCTCAGCCGATGCTCGGATCACAGCCCGATGGGCGTCAGCGTTGGCGACGATCGCCTTGGCGACCTTGGGCTCCTCGCGAACGCGCTCGGCGATGGTCTTCGGCGGCAGCGCGGCAGCTGCCGCAGCGGCGAGCGCGGGATCTGCTGCCATCTGGCGAGCGATGTTCCCCGGCGTGGCACGCGTGCCGGCGTCCTCGGCGGCGTCGTAGTAGTCCGACCAGTTGACGCCGGTTGGGAGATGGTTCTCGCTGTTCCAGTTGTCCGGCGTAAGCCGATCAGTCGCGGGAGCAACTCCGGCGGCCGCGGCACGTTCCCAGGCGGTGAGATAGCGCAGGACCCGTCCCGCAGAGGTGCCGGCCTTCGTGGCGAACTCACGGGCGCTGACCTTGTGCGAACTGTTCCGACTGGAACGGTTTCGCGGTGGCCGTCCGTTGCCCTCACCGGGCCTGACGCAGGACGCGACGGCGAGACCGAGAGCCCAGCCGCTTCCCGACTTGGTGTGCCGGGCGAACTCGGCTGCCGCAGCGTCGATGGGTGTTCTCGTCATTGGTGCTCCTTGTCCCACGGGTGCTCCGCCCGGGCCTGAACCCAGGCATCGTCAGGCGCCACGCCCTGCGCCTCCAGTTCGCGTCGGCGGGAGTGGAGCTGGACACAGTGCTCGTTCCACTGCGCGACACGGACGTAGGTCTCGTCGCGCTGGGTGGTCCACGCAGCGAACTCGGCGTCGTCCATTCCCCACGCCACTTGGCGGGGATCGACAACGGGACCACCATTGACACTCATCACGAGCCGGTCGATGTAGTTCTTCTCGCTGAGGCGATTGCCGATAATCTGGGCCACCCAGCGGGGCGCACCGAGCCGGTCATCGGTGTCGATGGTGATGACGATGCGGGTCACCACTCCACCTCCCGGTCGGTCAGCTGCTCCAAGATCGCTGCGGCCCACCGACGCCCGGCCGGCGTGCCCCGCCACACGCGGATGGCGCCGCCCTTGCGGTGCGGGGCGTGCGAGCGAATCACGCCGCCGGTCCACTCGATCCGCCGCTTGCGGGCGGCGGTGTTGAACAGTGAGCCGATGGCGTTCTGGGCGGCGTTGGGCCCGTGGTCTCCGGCCACGGTCAGCTGGCCGTCGCCGGTCACGTCGTCGGCGGTGAAGTCGTGGCCGGCCATGATCAGCTCGGCCAGCCGGCGCGCCATGGCGGGCGCGCTCACGGCTGCCGCCGCACTTCGCGCATGTACTCGTCGCGCTCGGCGTCCTCTACGTCGTCGCGGTCGTGCCACCACTCCACAACGATCTGGGCGCACACGGCGCTCGTGATGACGACCGCCACCGCGCCGAGCAGCACGGCCACGGCCACCCAATCGGCGCCGCTCATGCGACGGTCGCCTTGCCGAACGACAGGCAGGTCACGATGTCGGGCCAGTCCTGCGGCCGCCACACCTCGTAGTTCCAGCCGCCGGCGTTCAGGTCGTCACGCCAGGCCTCCTGCCGGTCGGTCAGCTTGCCGGTGGTCGATTTCAACTCGCGGAACCAGGTGAGCCGCGGTGGCTCGGCGTGCAGCAGCAGGAGGTCGGGGAATCCGGCGGCGTCGTACCACGCCCGGCCGTGAAGGTTGCCGCCGAAGTGCACGGCGACCCAGCCGTGGATGCGGGCCATCTCCACGACGTTGGCGAGCAGGTCCTTCTCGGTCCACTCGCGGTAGTCGTTGCCGGCGAAGGCGAGCGAGCGCGGCCCGGTCATCAGGCTGCCCGCAGGATGGCGCGGGTGCGCCGGTACGAGGCCGGGTCGGTCACGACCTCGCCCACGCCCTGCTCGACGGCAGTGCCGATCACGTAGGCGACGGCGGGGTTCGGGACGAACAGCTCATCGGCGGGGATGCCGACGATGGCGGCGATGCGTAGCTGAAGCTCTCGGGTCGGCTTCGTGTGGCCGGCGCGTAGGGCGTCGAGCCCTTGTCGGCTGTACCCGATGGCGGTCGCCAGCCGGTCGGCGTCGGTAGAACCCCGGTCGGCCAGCGCCGCCTCGAGCGCCGGGTACAGCGGGGCCGGCGGCCCCGCCCGTTCAATTGTCGGCACACTGGCCTCCGATCAAATCTGATCTGGTCCGCTAGGTGGCTGTTGTGTGCGCCGTCTGCTGTTGGCCGTAGGTCTAGTCGCGCTGCGCTGTGGGCTGGAAGGGGAACAACTTGTGAATTCGTCGGGGACAAGTCGCGCACCAGTGCTGCGCTAGGCCTGTGGATAACTCGCCAACAGGTCGGGCGCCCGCACTCACTAGCGGATGAGTGGGGTGCCCTGACCTGTTGCGCGGTTGAGCAGCCTCGTGCATGCGTGACTGTCCTCTCCCGGGGTCGAGGGTAATCGCTCAGGCCCTCGGGCGGAAGACCGAGCCGGTCACCCGAGCCGGCGCCACTTCGGCTTGAGCCGCTCGGGCTCGAAGGCGGTCGAGCCGCGCTTGGTCGCCGGCATCACCTTGACGTGAACGAGGTAGGCGTCGAGCACACCGCGCCGCTGGTCGTCGGTCAGCTCGCCCCACGGCTTGCCCTCGGCACCGACCGCCGCGATCAGCTCGCGGGGCCCGACCTTGTGCGTGACGGTGGCGAGCTGCTTCTCGATCTGCTCCTGGCGGGCCTCGACCTCGGCGGCGCGCTTGTTGGCGAGCTTGCGCGGCGTCCGTTCCTCGGGCGGCAGGTTGACCTCGGCGGCCAGGTTGTCAAGCTCGGCCTCCAGCGATTCGTACTCGGCCCGCAGCCGGGCCGACTCGTCGTCACGGTTGTCGGCGTCGGCGTCGGCCAGCTGGCCGGCGTCGAGCCGCAGCAGCACCGCCTGGCGTAGCAGGTCCTCAACCGGCTCGGCCTTGATGCCGAGGCTGCCGCAGCCCTTGTAGCCCGGCGACCGGCGGCAGATGTAGCGCCGGGTGCGGGGCCGCCCGCCGACGCCCGAGTCCTGCTGGCCGACCAGGCCGGCGCCGCAGTGCCCGCACACCAGCAGCCCAGACAGCAGCCAGGACCGAGCCGAGCGCCGGCCACGGCCGGTGACCTTGCGGGCGTCGAGGGCGTGCACCACGGCGCGGTGCTCGTCCTCGGAGATGATCTTCGGCCACGGGCTGCCGTTGGGCTGGCGACCGTAGGCGACAATCCGAGGCGTGCCGTCGGCGTTGCTGCCGTGCTTGCGCAGGCCGGCCAGGCGCGGCTGGCGCAGGAGTTGCGACAGCACCACCGGCGTCCACTCGGGCGCGCCGCCCACGGTGGGGATGCGCCGCTCGTTCCAGTTGACGCAGATGGACCGGGGCGAGTCGTTGCCGAGCACCCGGGTGACGGCCTCGCGGATGAGCTTGGCCTCGGTCTTGTTCAGCGTGATGACGCCGGTGGCGTGGTCGCGGTCGTGGCCGTAGGCCTTGCGCCCGCCGTGCCACTTGCCCTGCTTGGCGTCGTTCTTCGTTGCTCGTTTCACCTGCTCACTCACCTGTCGGGAATACATCTCGGCGGCGATGGCCTCCAGCATGAGCTGGTTCCAATCGCTGGACTTGCGGGGGTCAAAGACCTTCATGTCAAGCTCGGCGCCGCAGATCACGACGACCTTGCGCTCGCGCTCCATCAGCTCAAGTAGCTCTCGCCACTCGCCGGCGTCACGCGACGTGCGGCTGTTCGTCCACATCAGCAGGCCGTCGGCGGCGAAGGCGCCCGAGCGCAGGTCGGCCATCAAGCTGGCGAACTCCTGGCGCGGCTTCTTGCCCCGCCGGAACTTGCTGGCCGACCCGATGCCGTAGTAGGTCGGCAGGTCCGACAGGCGCATGCGCGGGTGGTAGCTGACACCCTCCACGTGGTCGCTGTGCTGCTCGTGCGGCGAGCGCTCCGTGCCCGATTTGTCGAAGCTCACCCGCACCAGCTCGCGCAGCGTCAGCATCCGGTTGCGGTCCTCGACCTCGGGTACGGCGAACAGGCGCCGGTGGCCGGGCTCGACGCTCAGCGGCTCGGCGGCGCTCATCGCTCACCGCGATTCGGGGTGAGGGCCCAGCGGCCGACGGTGTTGCCGTTGGTGTCCATCAGCTGGCCGGCGTCGGCGCCGTCGGCCAGCGCGGCCGTCATGCGCTCGAGGATGCGACCGACCTCGCCGGCGCAGTCGGCCAGCGAGCCGTCGAAGGCGGCGTTGTCGAGCTGAACCTCGACGGTCAGAACGGTCATCGGGCGACCTCGACCCACGGGCCGCCGACGTACGAACGCAGTTCGATCCGCCAGTTCGACGTCGGGGAGTAGGCGCGGTCGCCGTGGCGCCGGGCGTCAGCGAGGCTGGCGTGATGGATGACCGAGCGATGGAGGGCGCCGCCCGTATCGGTCCACTCGTAAACGGTGCGGACGTTCATCGCGCCTCGGCGGCAAGCTCGGCCTCGATGGCCTTGGCCTTCGCCAGCCAGTGGTCGAGCTCTTCGGTGCTCGTCGCCTCAGCGGCGGCCTCGTAAAGCCACGCCAGGTGCGACAGCACCGGGTTGGTGTAGTTGTGTGTCATGCCTTGAGTATCCACCCTCGTACTGCTATTCGCAATAGGGAGCGGGGTGATATTTCAGTTAGGCAGTATGACCTTTCCCCAGCGTACGGGCCGCTAGTGTTGCCGGCGGCTCTCGCGTACCCCGATTGCCCCAGGCTTCGCCAAGGTCCTGCGGCCCGCGCTACCGGGGAGCCACCGACACACACAAGGAGCTAGCGGTCCGATGAAACGTGTTCAACTCAAGGCTGTGCCCGACGTGCCCGATGGCCCGACGTGGGGGCGATATCAGGAATGCCACGGGCTCATCCGCCACTCGTGGCACATCGTCCCCTCCGACTGGACGCCGATGTTCGGCACGCCGTTTACGGTGCGCTGCGAGCGGTGCAACACCGAGCGGCGCGACACCCTCGGCACGAACACCGGCGAGGTGTTGAGCCGGCGCTACGTGTACCCCGATGGCTACCTCTACGGGCGCGACGACTACAAGCCGACCGCCGACGAGGTGCGCCTGCTGTGGATACAGCGTGAGATCGAGCACGCCCGGGCGGCTCGGCCCGGGCGCCGGCGGGCGTCGTCGTGAGCGCCGGCGACGCCGCGTGGTACGCCAAGCTCAGCGAGCCCTGCCCGCTGCCGGCGGGCACCCGCATCCGCCTCGTGGCGATGACCGACGACCCGTGCCCGATTGAGCCCGGCGCCGAGGGCACCGTCACCGGCGGCTCGGGCGCGCAGATATGGGTGGCGTGGGACGACGGGCGCGGCCTTGCGCTCGCCACCGACGTTGACCGCTGGGAGGTGATCGCGTGACGCTGTGGAACGTTCGCCTTGCCATCGTTGATCTGGTCGCCGCCGACAGCGCTGAGGCGGCCATCGCCAAGCTGCGTGCCGCCGTGGAGGCGGCGGGGTTCGACGTCTACGACGACGTGGGCCACTCGCCCGATGCGTTCGAGTCCGAGCCCGAGGTTGCGTCGTGAGCGGGCTGACCCGCAAGGCGGTCGAGGCGGCGCTCGACCGGCCGCCCGAGGTGCTACCCGATGGTCGGGTGCAGTGCCCGCTGTGCCCGTTCATCGCGCAGTCGAGCCAGACGCTCGGGCCCCACATGATCACCCACCGGCGTGAGGTTGGCCTGGCGCCGGCGAAGCGACCGACCGGGCCCAGAGTGAAGAACGGCGTGACGATTCGGGCCACCACGCCGTTGGCGTGCACGCTGTGTTCCTCCACGAGCCAGAGCGCCAACATGCCCCGCCACCTACGACAAGTCCACGGGCTGTCGGCCCGAGAGGCGGGCGACCTCACCATTCAGTTCAGGGCGGCAGCCCGGGCGCCGTCGGTCGAGCTGGTGCCGGTTGACGGCGACAAGCCCGAGCCCGAGTCGGTGCTGACCGACGTGTCGGGGGTCGAGTTCGCTACCGGCCTGCTCGTGACCGCTCGGCGCGACGGGCTCATGCCGGTGCGCCTGCTGCCACGGGTGGCCGAATGGATCGCCCACACCGACGAACTACTGGCCGAGCTGGCGCGGCTGTCGCGGTAGCCGTGAGCGAGTGCCTGTTCAGCTGGCCGCTGGCCCCGCCGGTGAGCGAAGAGGACCAAGCGCTCGGCCGAACCCACATCTGCCGCCGCCGCGCCGACCACGACGGCGAGCACCGCTGCCAGTGCGGCGACACCGCGGTCATGCACGACGAGGGCGGCACCGGATTCCACATCGAGCGGCTGTGGGCGTACGTGGCCGTGCACGACGACGGCGACGAGGGGATCGTCGGGGCCACCGTCGCTGGCAACCTGATGCCCCTCGTGGCCGCGGACAAGGCCCGCCTCGATCAGCTACGACCGTGGGCCGAGGCGGCGGCCCGGGCCTCGGACAAGGCGGTGCGCCTGGTGCGCTTCGACCGGCGCACCGATGTCGAAACGATCCGGCCGTGAGGGTTCGGGTCAAGACCCGCACGCCGTACACCGAGCGAGAATTCGTGATCGGCCTGGCTCCACGTACGCGACCACCTGGCCGACCTGACCCCCGAGCGGGAACGTCAGCACGCCGTCGAAGAGGTGTTCTGGGCGAGCGAGGAACGGCCGCCGGTGGTCCGATGAACGCCGCCGCCGCCCTGAGCGCCGCCGCCGCCCTGGCCGCCCGCTGTGTGGCGATGGCCATAGAACAGTTCGAGGACGAGGGCGAGATCACGCCGAAGGTGGTGTTGGAGGCGCCCACGTTCGTGATGGTCGTGTGGCCGGCGGGCGAGAGCGGCGACCTGCCGGCGTGGGCCCACCGGGTGATTGGCACGCTCGGCGGTGTCGGCGGCGTGACGGCGGCGGCGCTGATGTGCGAGGCCTGGTACACGGCGGCGCCGGCGGGCCCCGAGCCGCCGCACCTCGAGCCCGGCGAGCTGGCCCGGCGCGAGGCCGCCGGCGACACCGGCGTCAAGACCTCGGTGGTGATCGCCGCCACCGACGGCACCGAAACCGTCACCGACGTTCGCCGGCGACGGCACCGAGACCGTCACCGACGTTCGCCGGCCGAAGCTGGCCGACGACGGCACGGTCGGCTGGCAGGACGACTACGGGCCGCGCCTATCAGTCACCGGCCGCCTGCCGCGCTTGGTCACCGAGGCCTTGGTCCACGCCCGGGCGGCCACGCCGGCCGAGGTCACCGGCCCACTCGGGCTGATCGACCTGGCCGAGTACGCCAAGGCGCTGCAGAAGATGGCGCCGCTGTTCGACGCCGAGATTGCGCTGGTGGCGCTAGTGGTTGACGAGTGACGACGCTGCGCTTGGAGCCGCTGTCCGACACCGGCGCCAAGTTCGCCCGGGCCCGTGGCGGCTGGCCGTGGACGGTGATCGGCGTGTTCCCCACGCAGGAGAACACCGACGCCGACGGCGTGGGCCCGTGGAATTGGTTCTGCTACACCGTCGGGCTCAACGTTGAGCTGTGGTGCCCGTGTGAATCAGTCGAGGGCCGGGCGGCGGGCAACGACCTGATCGGCGCCGTACTCAACCCGCTCGCCCTGGCCACCCGCGATCACGTGGTGCGCTCGGGCGACTCGGTGCTTGTGCCCCTCGGCGTGCCCGGGCCCAACTACCCCAGCGACCCCGATGACCGCTGGGACGCCGACGCCGTGTTCTGGATCGGTGAGGTCGAGCCGAACGACGGGCGGCGGGCCACCTATCAGACGACGGCGCCTCGGGTGCTGCCGGTGCTGTGGTCGAGCCCGCTCGGCTGGCCGTGACCGACGGCGAGCGCCAGGCCCTGCGGGCGGCGATTCTGGACTGTCGCCAGGACGTGCTCGACCGCCTCGTGTTCGCGTTG